ATGGATATGTAATACTCACCGAAGCCCTCTGTGTCCTGTGTGAGGTGCTTCTCCTTATCGAACATGGGATAAACCAGGCCTTCCGCAACTACCCTTAAGCCCAGAACGTAACGTTGGTAGAATACGCCTGCATACATCCGCTCATATCGCTCCCGAATTTCTTTGGCAAGGCTCGGGTTATCTGCCATGGTGAAGTGGACGTGTAACGCATTCATATCCCGGAACTTCTCTACCCAGTTTTTATAAAACCAATGTTCCGGTCCGGCCGGGTTACAGTTAAACCATAACTTAGAACCAGCTACAGAGCAACGAGCGCATACCTGTTCCACAAATGACCGTGGCATCAAAGCAACTTCATCCATTAGCGCACCAGCAAGAGTAATACCCTGTACCAGCATGTAAGACGATTCATCTCTACCACCAAACAAAAAATATGTGTTTTCGCGACCACATGCATCGGAAACAATAATCTTATTTTCTGCTCTGCGTTCTGTAATCTGAAAATCCTCTGGTATCCAGTCTCGTAGATTCAGTATCACATTTCGCCGGAGGGATTCTATGGTCTTACCGCAGATTCCAAATTTCTGATTATTGAAAGTTGACATACTCCACAGGAAGAAACCAACAGTCATAGAAACTGTCTTTCCAGAACGAATAGAGCCGTCGCATATAATTGCTTCTCGGTCTTTAAATTTCGGTTGTTGCCACCAGAGCATGGCAAGCTTCTGCCGCTTACTCAACTTCCGGTAGATCATCAGTATCTATCTCCTCCGTAGACTGGATTGCCTGCAAAAGATTATTATGCTTATCTGCGCTCTGAGCGGGCTTTTGCTCCTCCCAACGAAAATTGTATTTCAAACTAAACTCCGCTCCACGAGAACCATCGCGATCATAAAGCCTGCTTTCCGCATATTCTTCACATCGTGATTTCGCGCGCGTTACCGTGTCATTAAACCTTTTTTTGACCTGATAATTCAACAATGCTTGGCGAGAATTAAACCCTAGCGCCAATGCCAACCCAGTGACCGTAGGCGGTTTTGCACCAACGACAATTGGTCTACCCTTCTTGTCCGTTAAAACATTCCCATCATCATCGGTTAAAACTTTACCCTCACAGGCATCGAAATATCTGTCAATTGCTGCTTGCAATTCTTCTACTGTTTTGTAATCTAACGGTCTAGCCACGGTCACCACCTCTCTGTTCTGAACGTAAAAAGAGGCCCGGGGAAAACCCTGAGCCTCTTGTGTAAAATTCATTTATGCCATTGTATCACATTGAATTCTTAAAATCTTCTCATTTTTTTATCATTTTCAGATTTCAAGACATCCGTACAAGGACAGTGTGAACTTTCGAATCGCCTGCTCCCTCCTGCGATATACACTTGCCTGCTCACAGCCTAACTCCATGCACAGCCGCTCCACATTCCCCTTTGCGGGGTTGATGTAAAATCTATCCAGAATCAGACGTTCTTCCTCGGTTAGGAATTCCAGACCTGCATCTGCCAGAGCTACCCACTTCTGTGCCTGTTCCAAAGACCGTTCCAGTTCCTCTCGCTGAACAATGTTGGACAGGTACATATCTTCCCGGCCGGAACCACCGCCCTGTACAGGGTTACCATCAGCTGTTGCACTGCGGATACTCTGCATGGCAGATTCCAGACGTTTGATTTCCTCGGGGATGTTCTGTAGGGACCTCTTCTTGGCTTCGTACTGCTTGAGTTTCTCGATAGCTTCAAATTTCCAGTTCATAGGTATCAACCTCCTTTCAGCCTGTCATCTAGCCGCTTTACCTTCTCGTCCATCTTCTCGCAGACCAGCTCATTGAGACCAAACATCAGCCTCACCTGCTCCAGCATAATAGTGGCGTCAGCGATCTCCTCCGCCAGATGGGAAAGGTTACTTTCGCCCCGCATCACCTTGCAAACTTCCTTCTGGCACTCGGATAATTCCTCCAGCGCCACGATCAGCTGATTGGCCTTGCCGAAGTGGATCAGAGCATTGGTGTATGTCTGCACCCGCTGGTCATAGGGTATTTTGTTCATTTCTTTCCTCCAGAAATATTTCTCACCCAAAGCGCATCGCCGATAGAGAATAACGCCCATATTTGTAAGAAATTATCAGTAATAAGCGCCAGATCAATCTTTGCCAGCGCAATAAACAATACCAAACAAAGAAAACTCATTCGGAACTCCTTTCTCCATCCATCTTTGCACCGCAGTTGGGGCAATAATTAAATGTTTCTGTATCGTTGTCTAAGATGTTCCAATACTCTTTGCAACAGGAACAGGAAATTCTATCCATCGCTTTATCATATCCGATTTGCTCCCACCATCCATGCACCACTTCCACGGCATCCACGGTGGGGGCATCCATGACAGCTTGACACGCATCGGCCAAACCATCATTCATAGTAGCTCCCTGTGGGCACCTAATTCTGTTAATTGCCCTGAACAGAATATTGGCATCAATCAACCGTTTTTTAGCTGTCATCCCTGCGCTCCTTCTTCCTCAGCCACTCCGTGGCATAGATCACCACAACCGTTTCAGCTATCAGCGTGGCAGCAACACCACACCAGAATTCTATGTCAGGCATTTCGTTTCTCCTTCCTCTTCTTCGCCACCTCTGGATCCCATCCGCACTTGTGGCAGAATATCTGCACCCGGCAGACAACACCGGGATTGTGCGGACAGGTAGGCGGCGCGGGTTTCTTATGTTCGTACATAGTTCCTCCTAAACGGCCCACGCATCATTCAGCGCGGCCATTGTCTTGATTTCCTCTCCGCAGGCTTCCGGCCAGTTCGCCCGGACAAGGGCAGTGGCAAAAGCAGGCGGCACAGCGTTACCGCACCGGGCAACCTGTTCTTTCTTCGGGTATGCGTTACCATAGCAGTCCACCTCAATTTCATAGTCTGGCGGGAATCCCTGGGCATTGTACAGTTCACGGGGTGTCAGCATCCGCAGGCCGATATCCACAATCTGATAATCCACTCCGGCAACCGTTACCAGACCGAACCTGTCTTTTGCGGTGATAGTGTCCAGTGGCTTGTCCACAGATTGACCAACGCCAACACCATAATACTTGATCAGCATCGCCCGGACTTCCGCAAAGTGTGTACCTTGGGCAGTGATGGTGGGAAGGGGCTTGCGTAGATCCAGACCGTCGCAGTGGTTTTTCAGTTGGATCATGGTAGCGGCACACACGCTGTTGTGGTCAACCGCAGTAACGGTCCCAAGGGGTGCATCTATCTTGCTCCCGGTTCCCTGTTCCCCATCACCGAAGTATTTGGAAATAAAGGCCGTCGCAACGCCATACCGATTTGCCGCATCTACCGTCTGCAAGGGCATTTCCACGCCCTGCCCCCGGTGTTCCCGTTCACTTTGCTCTGTGTGATACTGGATCAGCGTAGGCGCGGCAAGGAAGTTTCGGTTCCCGGTGGTGATAGTCGGTACCGGGTCTTGAATATCCCTGCCCAGATTCTCGGCATTGTTGCACATGATGTAAGGGGTGACCACGCAATGCTCGTTCTTGGTGCAGATGGTGGAAAGCGGTTCATCAGCTGATCTCACCCGGTCACCACCTCCCTGTTGGCAAATGCCTACCACATAGGGCGTAACCACTCCAAAGCCATGTTTGGAGGTTACCGTCGGCATAGGCTCCGCTATACTCTGGCCCCTGAACTGCTCCCCGCTGTGGTTTACCTGGACGATAAACGGCTCAGGGTTGTTAATCACGAATTTTTGCAGGCCCTTGGCGATCCGCTTTAATGTATTCTCTGCCAGTGGTTTCTTTCGTTCGAAGATACTGGGGCAAGGCAAACTCCAATCGATGATCTCAGCCGCAGTCCTCCACGGCTTCAGTTGGCCGGATTGCACTTCCCATGTCTTGGGGTCACCGTGGGTGGGCTTGGGCCACACGATAGGTTTACCGTCACACCGGGCAACGAGGAAGAAGCGCTTCCGGCTTGTGGGTGCGCCAAGGTCACTTGCGACAAGCTCCCTCCATTCTACCTCATAGCCCAGCTTCCGAAGGTGGCCCACGAACTGAGCAAAAGTCAATCCGCGGCGCTTCGGGTCTGGGGTCTGGGCACGCTGTTTCAGGGGAACATTTTCACCCGGCTCTGCTTCCACCAGCTTGACGGTCTCCTTGCCCTTGTGGATGGTAATTACCTGTTTCATTACCCGTCCATGAGGTCCCCGTAGGGCTATCAACGGGCCCCAGGTAACGAACTCCGGCACATTCTCCATACTGATGATCCGGGGTTTTACTGCCGCCGCCCACTGCACGACTACCCATGCAAGAGACCTGATGTGCTTGCTCACAGGCTT